CTTTGTTTTACGATATATAAAATCTTGCCAAACAGACTCTGCAAAAATTAAAAAATTATCTTGGCATAACTTGATCCACTCCAACTGTTTTTTAAGAATTACATCTTTTAATTCATCTTCAGTTAAATTTTCTATTTTCATCTCGTTTGGGACCCTAGTATATTTGTATATCCTACTTTGTAAACCCTTTCGCTACAAAAAACCTAGCCTGGCAACGCGAACCCTGATGGCAAAAAAATTAAAAACGATTTTGAGATTGATTATGAGCCTTGCTATGCAAGGTATAGGATAGATACACCAATGGCGTCAGTTAAGACGCCATTGGTTATGTGTTAATTATTCTGTGTTATGTATAGCTTGAACAAGTGTACTAAACTTTTTAAGTATGTTGTCCTTGAACTCGTCAACGATTGGGTTGCCAACGTTCTCAAGGATATGTTTTTCACACTCGCCCATTAACAGTTGAAACATGATCTCATAGTTGAGTTGTTTTTTCTGTCCATTGTCCACCACCATGTCAGCAAGTGATGTAGGTGTGTTTGCGTTTAACTTCTCACTCAATACATTAGCTATGTTAATCAAATCATTATTAGGCATTTGATACCTCGCCAATAGCTTTGTATTCACAATAAGCAATTTGCTTTTGGTGTGAGTTCCATAAGTCAATGTGATTAACTTTGAACTTATCTTTGTCAAAAGATTTTCTAACTCTATTAATCTTTTGAAGTCCAAAACTATTTCCATGCTCATCTTGAACAATGATTAAGTTTTGATTTGTTCTATCAAACACATTAACAATATTTTGTTTCATTGTGTCTAACTCTTTACTAAGTCTATTAGACTTTAGCTTTAACTTAGCATAAGCAACAACTATCTTTTTTTCGTCTTGCTTTAGCTTTTTTATTGCGTTTGTCATATTTACCTCTTTGTTAGTTTGACCCATTCAATATATATCTTATTAAATCTTATGCAATAGTTAATTTATCTTTTTTAATCTTTTTTTTAAGGTCTTTGATAGGTATTCGCTTATCTCCATTAATACTAATACTAACATCTTCTATATCTCCTATTTTATTTACTAAAAAATTTAAGAAATCATTTTCCCGTGCCGTCCCCTGCTGTTGTTTAGTTTTATCTTTATCAAACTTGCCACCACGAGAACGAGACGAGGCGACAACTGTCGCCTCGTTAATTTTATCTTTAGCCATTACCAACTACACCAATATTCAACGACCTTACTATCATTGATTGCTTGTTCACAAAACTTTAAGAACTTGATGTCTTGTTCTTTGTACTCTTTCACACTATCCTCTTGGAACTGTTGCCCCCAGAAAAATCCGTCCTCAGCTACATAATCTTTGTAGCCCTCTTGAATTTGTTCTGCCAATTCTTTAACGACTTCTTCGGTCATATAGCAGGGGGCTTCGCAATCGCCATTAAAACCTAAATGAGAAAGGTGTCCCTCATGCTCATGGTGTGAGTTTTGTTCGTCCCACTTCTTCGCCATGAACTGTTGTAGTCTTGCGTGTTTTCTCCACACAAAAACATTTTCTTTATCTCCGTAATCATCATCAGAATAGTATTGTTCCCAATCTACCTTTTGACCTCGAAGGTGTGCGTGTTGATCTAGTCCCATAACTTTTCTCCTATTTGTTAGTTTGTTCTATCTCTTATCAAATCCCATATATCAATGCAACTATTATCTTTTAGAATTATTCTAAACTAGAAACCCTAACCTTTTTACCAGCAGGTGCGTCTGCACGGGGGTCAAACTCCATAGTAATCCAACACAGATGTTATCCATTTGCTCAAACGAGACCGAGCTTTACCACGCTGATTTCCCAGCGCCAGTCCTGTACTCCGTCAGAGTAAGTTACGCTGCCTGGATCCAGCTCTAGAAACGAGACGACATGTGGGTATCAGAGTATACCAACGAGCGAGAGCATCAGGATCCCAGTGCCAGCTAATGTAAAACTGGGAAACATAAACAGAAGGCACAGCCAAACGACAACGAAGGTCACGCTTCAGCTCCAGCTGCAGGTGCCAGTTCTTGCAGCTCCTGGGCCCGAACTTTAACCGCCCACCAAACGAGATCGTTAACCAATCCAGTTAGCGAGGTTGGATCTTCGGATATGTGCTGTAGAAACTCACCGTTCTTCAGTCCAGCTGCATCCGCGTGGTCCTGGACCAGCTGCCAGATCTCCTCCTGATGGTGATCATGAAACGCAATTGTTTCCGAGTAGTACGTGATACCGGCAACGCCACCTGCGCAGCCGTGTTTGGCAATGTCTGCAATTAAACCTATGTCCTGCTTTTGATACTCAGCGAGGCATTCCTTTATGCTTGGCATCAGAAACCATTCCTTCAGTTCATCAGTCATCCTTCACCTCCGACTCTTTCCACGTGTTACCATTTGCAATGCAGCGCGTGCCCCGGCCACCAGTCAGTGCATATACTTTTCCTTCTTCAGGCTTGTTGGCCTCTTCGACATCGTTGTGTGGGACTGTCTCTTGAATCGCTTTTTCTTTATCCATGTTGCTCTCCTTATATATTTAATGAAATAATACCTGTGCCAAATAAGATGGCCAGATATATTGCTGTTGTGTAAATGATAATCATCAGACCTTACATAAGACCTGATGGGATATATGTCAAGGCCTTTCTTTGATTTCTTTTAATCTTTCTTCAAACGACCATTTCTTTTCCATAGGAAGTTCTTTTACCACAGCTTCTACCAGCGTGGTGAGCTCAGTCACCTGCTGCTGTAGCTCATCTACTCTCTTGTTGTATGAACGAGCTTTGTTCTCTCCTCGAACGAGATCGAGGGCATCGAAATCTATTGCCATTGTTTCTCCTTTGTTTAGTCTGACCATACGACATCATGGGATATCAGTCAAACAGAACTTTTACAGCGAAGGAGATCCCAGACCCCCCTGAGAAGTTACGCTGCGGGGGCTCACCAGTGACCAGTAAACGAGAACGAGGTTTGTCATAAAACGAGAACGAGAAACGAGAGCTACGCTGCCTGGTCCCGTTACCAGGCCACGTTAACAAAGAGGTAAAATGTAACGTGGCCAGGAAACGAGAACGAGAACTACGCCACCTGCTGTTCAGGATCACGCTGCACCAGCTCCTGAAGGATGCGCTGCTGGACCGTGGGCCATTGATAAGGAAACGAGAACGAGAAACGAGGGACAAGGGAACGAGGATCAGTGAACAGTGACACCGGTCTGTACAGTTTAAGACGTCTTTCAGAGAGGGTCTTACCCAAGTTCTCATGAAGTAAAAATACAGTTCCACCAGCCTTTACATATCGGTTAATCCAAACAATTTGCCATCGATTTAGTTTAGGATAATTTGATTTATCAGATTTTAATTCTATCCAAAAAACACCTTGTTTATGCACACCATGTACATCTGGTATTCCATTGATTGAGCTAGATTCTATGCGAGTTAAAAACATTTGGTTAAGTCCTTCCTTGACCTTTTGCCAAAGTCTGCTTTCTGGATTTTTTCCTGACATAAATTAACTTAACTTTTTTATTTCTTTAATCACTGAGTTAGGAATAATAGTAGTATTACCGATACTTTCAATATCTTTTCCATTGTCTGAAAATGAGTAATCTCCAAAGATTCTTGTAACACCTTTTGCTTGACTGAGAAGATGACCTTTGGTGATGCAGGTGGCTAAGTTAGATTTTTTTAATGAATCAAAGCTAGTCCACGAGCTATCCGAGACGATATCAAACCATTCCACAGAAACCATTGGATATTTTTCTATTTCGCTTTTGGTTTTTTTAGGAATTGCTATTTTTTTTCTCATCAACCTTTACCTCTACAACACCTACACTTGTAAACATTGAGTTATGTTTTTTATTAAACAATTTTATAAACTCAGACCAACTAGCTTTCTTCAGAAACGTCTGTGACTTCAACTGTCTTGGCGTTATACCCATCGATCTTTTGGGATAACTCCTTAAGTTTGTTTTCAAGTTCTTCACGTGACATACCCTCCAAACCACTTACTCTGACTTCTTTTCTATCAACGTAAGCACCGGCTAATTGACCAGATCTATATTCAGCATTAATTGCAGCAGCGTATTGTTTATCTTTTTCTGCTTTATCTGAAATTCTATCTAATCTTTTAAATCGTCTAAGGTTGTCACCTTCATATTTTTTTAATTCTTGATCAAATCTTTTATCAAAATACTTTGCAACGTGAGGACTTGTTTTTCTTGAAAGTAATTGAGATGCAGTTGATTTTGCACTATTCTCATCTTTACAATCGTAACCAGCTCTTTTTAAAGCTTCATGTTGTGTAATTGATCCCCAATCCTTAACTAAAATTTCTACAAACATTTTTTGTTTTGGAGTAAGATCTAAATCAGTTCTTAGCTCTTTCTTTTTTAATCCACCAGGCATTATCTTAATTTGGTTTTATCTCTTGTAGTAAGTTTGCTACCACCATGCATTTTAATACCAAACTTTACATCTGTTTTTGCATCTGATCTTTTACCAGCACCTTTGATACCACTTCTCATAATTTCTATAATACTTCTACCACCAGCTTTTCTATATTGCTTATAGCCGTATTTAATTCCTTTTGTGAGTAATCCACCAACTAACATTTTCTTAACCATTACACCACCAGCTGCTTTACGTCCAATTCTTTCTTTCATAAATTTTCTGACAGATTGAGAAATAGCTTCTTGGTTTGCTGCTCTTTCTTTTTTAGTCATCATTGGAATTAACATTGATCTTTTGCCTGCCTTATCTGATGCATAGGCTTTACCGAATAATCTAGGTCTTGGTCCACCTTTAGGTATACTTCTAGTTTTTGGCGCTGCTTTATATGCAGCCTTATCCATAAATTTAGTATTTTTTATATCTCGCTTAACTTTATTTTTAAGTAATCCATAATCCATAATTGGAGTTAAACCCCTAGATTTTTTATTTCTACGCACAGATGCTTTATGAGTTCTTAGAGCTTTTCTAAACTGTTCTTTAGCAGTATTGAATATTAACTTTTTAATCATAATTTATATTATATAGATTTTTCAGACCTATGACTATATCCCCTAAGTCGACTGACAGCTGCTCCGCAAGAGTGGTGTATCCCAGATACACCATGGATACACCATAGATACACCATAAAAACACACTTAAAGTATTGATATATATACATTATTCTTCTTCGGATACACCAGATACACCACTATTACCCTCTGAGCACTTTTTTATTTTAATTACTCTGTAATATCTATATAGTAAAAATGCTTTATAAACATCTACGGTCATCGGAAACATTAACTGGTTCGGTTTTCGGTGGCCGTTATCCCTTGTTCATTTTTACATTTTATGTTACAGTTTTGACATGAACTTTCTTAGGTTCTTATTAGTTACTCCTGGGGTTATCTATCTTGCTCTCTTGCTAACCCCAGGTTACATAAAAATTCACCCACCATGACTATTCATTTCTTTTTAAATTTTCATAATCAATTCTTTTTTTAATCTCTCTTCTCTCCTCCTTAGATCCTGCCTCTCGATATAATCTATATAACTCTCTGTAATTCAACCAGTGAGTCTGCATCTTTGAAAATCTAATTTTTTTAATTTTTATTAACTTAAAAAACTCTCCACGTATCAATTCAGGATCCATATCGGCTGCCCAACAAACATCCTGAAAGTCTACTGAATTTTTATAAAACCATTTGTAGGCATCTTCCTTCCAATACGCTTCTTTTTTAAAACTAGATATATTCATCACGTCCTCTAACGCCTGGACAATGATAGCTTGGAATAATCGCTGTTCACTTAAAGGTTTTTCCTTAATAAGTTCCATAGCTAATTTAATTCCCAAATTTTTTAACAAGTTTGGTGAGCAAATCACTAAATTTCTTAACCTCTCGTTTAGGATATTTGCGGTGCCTTGCTATATGATACTGATCCGAAATTAAATCTATAAAACCATTACGCTCCATTGGATCCATTTCCGCAGCG